AGCCTCAGACAAATATTGCCGAGCAAACGCAACCGCCGGGTCTTTGTTGTAGGTATCCAAGGCACCGGGACCAGCAGTAGGGCCAGCAGCGGGGCCAGCAGCGGGGCCAGCGGTAGGCGGACGTCCGGGACCCCCACTGGGCCCAGCGGCAGGCGGACGTTGCTGCTGTTGCTGGAGCATCCCAGGCAATCCAGGCTGTGGCGCATCAGTACTTATTCCTGCTGCTCTTAGCGCCATTGCAGGGGGCATACCTTGCTTAATTAGCCGTGCGTATTCAGCTTGCTTTGCGCTTTCGCCAGCACTTAGGTTAGAAGGCGGGCGCTCGACGGGAACGGGAACAGCTTTTGTGCTTTCTTTTTTGGGAGAAAACAGACTGGTAATAAGCCGCTCAACCATGTTTTGGTCAGGGGTGTCTCTACCAACAGCGTCGGGCTTTTCCGCTGCTTTAAGCGTTGCCACCTCCTCTGGAGATGTGCCATATAACTCGCCTGCAATTGATGCCGCTGCTAACGGCCCCGCTGCCTTGCGCAGTACTCCGCTTGTGGCATTAGCGCCCGTACCCACCGCATTGGCAGCAGCATTTACGCCTCTGATGCCTCTCTCCGTCATGGTGGGGGCTCGGGCAGCTTTGGGTTTTGCCGGTTCGGACGGCGCAACTTCAGGGGACACAGCCCCAGCCGCTACCCGCGTGGCGCGTTGCTCGTCGGGCGACAAGTTAGCAAACTCCCTTGTGGTCATCCCGGTCTTTTCTAAATAAGCACGCAAAATGGCGTCCGCGCTGCTACCGCCAGCGTCAAAGCTCACAATGCCACCACCAGCCATGCCAAACATATCAGAGCGCACAGGCACACCCATCAAGCCGCCCGATGCGGCCATCTGAACGTCAGGCTCCGCTTGGGGCTGCATACGGGGCTCGGGGAGCATCCCAGGCAGTCCGCCGGGAGACTGTTGTCTTTGCGCTTGGACGTTAAGCGTAGCAGCCTTCTGGCGAAGCTGGTCCATCACGCTGGGCTGAGGACCTTGGGCAGCGCCTTGCGCCAACCCGTTGGCTTGCTTGCTGGCTACCTTCTCGCTCAGCGCCGCCGCAGCCGCCCAGGGAGGAACAACGCGGGGGTTCTTACCTTTAGAGTACGCATCCAGCATAGGCTCCGGCACATACTGCAACAATTCGTCAAGATGGTCGAGATTCATTGTTGGTCCTTAATTGGTTTTAGCAGGGGGGTTAAATATCGCATTAAACTTTGCCATAAAGTCGGCGGTGCCTGTGCTGGACTTTATCAAGTCCAATAGCGGGTTGGTATTGGCCGTATTGACCGCCGTAGAGATCGGCAGTTTGTCCAACAACCCTATCTTGTATTGCTGCATTTGCTTGTCCCAGTCGCGTTGCTTCTCCCACTCTTTCTCGTCGGCAGTGATGCCTTGCTGCTCGATGTCACGCTGCGTGGCACCCAGATTTGCCAAGTCTTTGAGCGTATCGCGCCCGTAGGTAGCGCTGTATTGGCGTGATGCTTCGCCCGCCTTGTCGGCGTCCATGCGGCGAGTCTGGTCCGCATTAAATTGCCCCATAGCTTTGTCGTAGGCGGTTTCATACCCTTTGCCGATCAACTGAGACTGCTTGTCCAACAGGTTGCGTCGTCCTTCGGACTCCATGATTGCTTGGCGGCCACCGCCAAAAGCGCCCGCTTGGGCCAGTCGTGCATTGTCAGACAATCGAGCAATGTCCGCTGCGCGTTGTTGTTCCGCCAGTTGAGGCGAAAGCGAAGCGGTCAAGAACGGATTCATGTATTGTTTTGCGGCATTGGCGTCAAACGTACCGCCCGTAAAAGTACCTGGGGTATACCCGGTAGTGGCCAAATTGCTGGCTCCGGCAAACGCTTGGTTTTGCAAGTCAGACGCCCCGGCAGTCAGCGGCCCCTTGTACGCTTGATACGGCTGGTCAGCCAACGTTTGCGCTTTGCCCAGAGTATCAGTCACATAGTCTCCAATGTAGGGAGACAGCGTAGAGGACGTTGACGTATCGGTAGCGGTTGTGCCCCCGGCAAGGAAGTGTTGAACGCCGCCACCGCCAGAATAGCCAACGATACCGCCGGGCATGTATTTGTCCGGGTTGATCTGCCTGCCTTGCTTTTTGGTGCCGGTCCGGTCCATGCGGATGCGGTCCATCATTTGGTACAACTTCTTTGCCCCAGCGTCGCTGTTGCCGTTACCCAGATGGGAAACCACGTCCGCAGGAATCACAAACTCCCCATGGCTCAAAGCCGCAGGTTGGTTGTTGTCGATTTGCGCAGGCAACTTGTCGGCCATGCCATCAGTAGCGCCCCGCAGGTATTGTCCTTTTGCCATGTTCAATATGCCTCCTTGGGCCATGGTGGTCACGGGCTCGGCACCAACAATATGCCCGCCCCGATCTGCTATCGGCATTGCAAAATTTCCATTACGCCCGGCTAACTCCTCTACGGTTTTTTCTTTTCCGTATGGCGAGTTCTGCTTGTACCACTCCAACGCCTTTTCAGGAGACTCAATCAGAGAGGCTACCCCGGATGCGCCAGTAGTTGCAGGGGCCGTAGTCCCGGTTGTAGCCGCAGCCTTAGGATTCCAAGGTGTTGCCAACGCCGTGACCCCGGCTTTGGTGTACGGGTTTTGAGCATTCGCTGCCGTGGTGGGGGTGTACCCACTCAAGATGCCTTTGGCTTCGTCCCTAGCCGCAGTGTTTGCAGCATCCAGTCCGGCTTGGTCTTTTGCATACCGTGAACTGGTGAAGTATTGGCGACCTGCGGCTCCTGGGCGGCGGTTGGGGTCGTCATAGGTAATGGCTGCTTTGGATAAGGCGTAGGTTGGAATCTTCCCGGCATACCCGCCAGTGGTCTTTTGCTGAGTCACGCCCGTTGCAGAAGCCAACGCCCCAGCAAGACCGCCTAATGCACTCCAGTTAACCTTTCCATCAGCCCCGGTAAATGCGGTCTTGAGAGAATCTATGGTGCTTTTTGCAAGCCCTTTGGCTGCGGCCCAAGTACCAAATTGCGCTTGGTCGTCGATAGTTGCCCCGGGACGGAGGGTTTCAACCCGGGCGCGATAGGTATCCCAATCTTCGTTGGTGACATCGCCGTAGTCTCCAGCAGTATCCCCGGCGTTACCAGTTTCTGTGAGGTCCACTCCGCCAGTGTCGGTGTCGCCCGCGCCCGTGCCGATTTCCCCAAGGTCTACTCCGCCGGTAAAAGTGGTATCTCCAATCAGGTCAAAGTTGTCACTGTCGTTTAGGTATTCGCCAGTGCTGTCGTCAAACCACGCTCCTAATTCGTCTTGCACCAAAGCCATATCAATTCCTTCTCAGAATATCTAACAGTTCATCTATTGACCCGCCTTGGGCCATTTTAGATGCGGATTTTTGTTTTGCAAACCGGTCTACATTAAACTCGCCGGTAAAGTCAAACGGCTCTGACGGGGTGTTATCCACCACCGGAGCGGGGGCTGGAGCCTGCTGCCCGCCCATGGACGCCAACAACGCAAAAAGCGCCATATTGTTTGGGGCAGCGGGCGTAGTTGTAACCGGTTTAGTGGTCGTGGGCTTTTTGGCCGGGGGTTTGATATTTGGCAATTTGCCACCCGGAAGGCCCGGAAGCTTTAAATTCCCGGTAGTTGTATCCGTTAACCCGGTCCAAGATGTGTCTGTTTTTTCCGTAGACCCAACAAGATTTCCGTCGCCGTCAAGTGTTAATGTAGACCCGTCGTCGCTTGTATAGGTGTAAGTGCCAGACGTGGGGTCGTATTTATAGGCTCCCATGCCCGTGGAGTTTTCGTTGTAGAAGTCGGTGTTAGTGTTGACGTTACCTAAATCCTGGTTGCCGCCCCCAGTCAAATCCTTGCCAAACTCCGCAACGCGCTTAGCCTGCTCGGCCTCTTCGTAAGCCTCATATTCTTCAATGCTGTCAAATTTTGGCAGTCCCACGATCTCCCGCATCTGATTGATTTGCCCCAAGAAATCGCCAGATTTGCCTTTTTCCATTGCCTGTGCAAGCCGCTGGTCTTCAGCGGGTTTGGTTTGCGTGGCGTCTGTGCCCGTAACGGTGGTATCCGTTTCGCCCGTAGCGGTGTCTGTGCCCGTAGCGGTGTCTGTGCCCGTAGCGGTGTCCGTGCCCGTAGCGGTGTCCGTGCCCGTAGCGGTGTCCGTGCCCGTCCCGCCTGTTAGGGTGTCATCGCCGCCTTCAGCGGGGTTAGCTTGCGCTATTTTCCACGCGTTGTATTCGTCTTGTGTATACGGATTTAGGCCGATGTCTTTTCGGAGCAAATTGATAGCCTCAAACTCATTTCCCGCTTTTAGATTTTCAATTGCCGAAGATAGATTGTTCTCTTTTTTTACGGGCTCCGTGCCCGTGGTGGTGTCTGTGCCCCCAACAACTTTGGTCAGATCAGTGGTATCAAAGTCATCGTGCAGCCCGGCATTGGTAAGGTCGTCAACAACAGTTGTATCTTTGGTTGCGTCAATTTTTTCCTGGTCAAGTTTGGCCTTGTAGTCATCAGCGTTAAGCACTCCAACTCTTTTATATTCTTTCCACGTTTCGGGGTCTGTAACCCCTTGGTTAAACGCACTGGCCAAGTCAGTGTAACTAGCCCAGCCATTTGCTCGAGCACTTATATCGTCGGGCAGAACATCAAGTTTGTATCGGAGTGAGTTTACAGTTTCAGCAAGTTTTGACGCCGCAGCGTCTCTTGCAGCTTGTTCCTCTGGGGAGTTAATGGGCGAACTCATTAACTTCTGAAGCTGGTCGTTATTGGTTTTGTATTCCTCTTCCGTCTTGTTTAGCAACGAGCGGTCTTCGGCAGTGCCCGTGGAATACACTTTGTCGTTGACATAAACCTGTTGTTTTAGGTCCTGATACCCAAGGCTCTTTGCCTGTAACTCAGCCTCTTTAAAAACTTTATCAAACCCCTGGTTAAGCAGTTGTGAGGCCGCGCTTTGGTCTTTGTTAAACGCGACTTTGAATGCGTTGACTGCTGTGCTCTGCTCACCTTTGGATAACGTGTCCCACCCAGGAATCTGGGCCATGGCCTGATTCAAACCGTCGTTGGTAATTGCGCTGGTAATAATTTTTGCGCCGTTGATGTCGGTTGTGCCGTTTTGAGCGGCAGTAACAAACATCCCCCGCGCAGAGTTTGCTGCAACCCGTGCCGCCATAGCCGAATCAGTGGCTCCTCTGACACCCGTGCCCGCAAACGTTTCCCCCGTGGTTATATCCGTTTGCGGGCCGAGGCCCGCTACGTTACTTGCAAGCCAATCCCCGCCCGCTTGAATGGCGTAGGCTTTTACGCCTTCCGTCAACCATTCTTCCGGGCTGCTGTTTTTACTGGTTACTTTGGCTACCCCGCTTATATAGGGAATAAGCTGTGGCTGGCCTGCGGCAATAGCGACGGCAATTGCCGCCCATTTAACTGGGTCTTTCCCTATGTCGGCAACAATATTTTTGGTAACTTTGCCCGCCGGGGTATCTGGGTTAAATACGTTTAACGCCCCTAAATCTTTGACTGCTTTCCCTACCGCAGAATCAGAGTTCAGCGGGTTAGCTGCGCCAAGGCCAGGGAGCCACGTTGTCTGGCTGTTATGAAATGGGTTGTCAACGCCTGGGATAAGCGACCCACCTTCCTGCCCCGTTAATTGCTTCCAAAAGCTCATATCAACCCACCTTCCAATTCGTTCCGTCTGAATACACGGGGGTAGCCACTGCCCCGCCAGTCACCACAGTTGCCCCAAATGTGGGAGCTAACGCATCGGACACAAACGACCGAGCCCCTTTGCCAAGGGTTACCGCGCTGGGCAGTGTGGCCACTGTATATACAGCATATAGGGTGTTGCTCTCTGCAACGAGGCGTTGTGTAACACCGTCAATCTGGTTGAAATACAGACGCAGAATGTTGTTGAATTTGTCGAAGTCCTGCGCCAAGTAGTCTTGAGGCGATACAGGTAGCGCAGGCGCAACAAAAGGCACCAGTCGATTGTCGTAATTCGTAGCCATCAGCGCCGCCCGTCCGGTCGTATGTCGAGACGCGGAGACCCCAACTGCCATTGAACATCAAAGGCAGTAGAGCGGACCTCCATCACCATCTGACGCCCGCGTACCCGGATATTTACCTGCCCGGTAAATTGCTCAATCTGCACCGACGTGCCGGGGTTGGTCTGGATCACTGGATAGCTGTTGGAGCCCCCCAATGCTTGCGGGTCGTTGTACCCTGAACCGGCGTTTATCAAAGGTTTGAGCGTCATGGTCACAGAGGGCGCAGCCGCAGTTGAGTTACGGAAGGTAATGTCAGGCAACATACGCCAAATGAACGCCACGTTGTTGCCGTCGTCAATGTCAAACTCAGCCGACGAAATGTATGCTTCGATTGGCAAAGACGTGGCGGTGGTGTCGTCGTTTAACCCAAACTCGTGGTAGACAACGTTGTTGCTGTAGGTCGCCGCCATGGGGTAGTTGCGCAACCCAGAGTCCAGCCATGCGGTGCGGCCCAGATTGCCGTAGTACCAGACGCCTGCGCCGTTGTTTTCAGTGTAGTTGAAGATGACGTATCGATCCACCACAGTAGAGTTTTTTGAGCAATAGAACCACCAAACCTCATTAAAGCCTTCATTGGAACCAGCAACCACTTGCGCCGCTTGGTCCAAATTGATATCGGTGTATATATACCGCAACAAATCGCAGCGCAACGTTTCCGTTCTGCCGTTGTACTTGTAGAACTTGTCTACGCCCATCCAGTATGTGGTGCCGGAGGCCACAGCCGCAGCGTTTTGGCCAATGATGGAGATGTTGTCGGCCAAGAGTTGCGTGCCCCACCAAGGCTCAGACTGAAACGCCTGCATGGAATACAAAGTTGAATCGGTCCACACCAAAATCTCCTGCCGAACTTGCAAGACGGTGATGATTTGGGAGCCATGTGAAAGCCGAAGAAACCCGGCCTGACTGGTTGGCGTGACTTCCCAAGAAACCACAGACTCTGCCGCACTCCAGCGAATCAGCATTGGGTCAAAGTTTTGCGGAGCTAAGCCATACTCAGTAGTCCCAAACACCATAACAAACCGGCTGGTATCCGTGACTATGGAGAAATTTTGTTTGGTTGGGGCAAACCCGTCTGCCCCAGGCAACGCCGTAATGTTGACCCCCCGAGCACCAGTGCCAACTGAGGCATCCCAGTAATACAGCGGCCCCCCGCGAGGACCAAACAAAAGGTCTTCGCCAAAGTTAGCCTGACTCCACAAACGCAAGTTTTGAAGGGATGTTGATGTGCTGTTCCCCCAAGTGCCAGAACCCCAACCGCCCGCGCCCCAACCTGTAAGCGGGTTGGCTATGTCTGAACCAATGTTGATCTGATACGCCGCAGCCACTATTGCTCCGCCGCCAGTTGTGCTGGAAGTTGCGGCTACAGTTGGCACCGCGCCAGTAATGGGAGTTTGCGCGTTGATGAAGTAAGTTCCAGACGGTTGGCTGGCGGTAATTG